TTCGAGCCAGGTCAACATGATCGAGTCGAACTCTTCTTTTTTGTCGAGCATCTCCTCGATAGGAGCCTGAACGTAGGCCAGAGCAGCCATACGGGCAGCATCCAGGGCGTGGAACTTGCCCTTGTTGAACTCCTTTTTGCCGTACGGATTGGTGGTGCTCTTGGCGGTGAAGTACGCCTGACCCTGAAACTCTTTCAACATGTCGATGTCCCACGGCAGCCGTAGCCGTCCCTGGTCGACAAGCAGTCGTAGTTGGTCGCTGCTGTACTCCAGGACGTTGGCCATGACAGCCCGATCAATAGGCTCAACCCACTGGTCGTCGTCTTCTAGGGCTTCGAAGGAGACCGGGATCTTCTCGGAGAAGTTGTAGCCCTTGATGCAGGAGTACAACTCGTGGCTCGCTAGGTCGCGGTCCAACGCGTACTGGTAGATCGGCAGACCCAGACCGGTGCGGTCCATGCCGAACCCAGCAGGCTTGTAGAAGGCGCAGATAGCCTCCATGACCTTGATTTGGTCAGGGGCAGAGATGCGCTCAAGGTGGAAACGGGCGATGCACTTGAGCCGCACCGTGGCCGCTTCCTTGCCTTTGGCATTGACGTGTTCCTCGGCCCAGACCAGGATTTCAGTCGGGTGATTGGTCATACCAACGTCCATGCCGCACCAGAACTTCTTGTACCTCTTGTGGCTACCAGGAATCTCCAGGTGGTCAACGATGTCTAGCCCGCTATCGCGCAGGAACTCATCGTTCAGCCGTAGGTGGTAGTACTCGTTCTGGTTGAAGTCACTGTCTGGGTTGCTGTCTACACACGCCATGAGGCGATGGAGGACGAACAGCGCAGACATGGAGTCTCCGTGGAGGCCCAGAATGTTGCGGCGGTAGTCCGGGTGATCTCGGGAGCCGTAGAACTCGGCTTTGGCGACTCGTTCTTCAGGTGTCCAGTCAGGACGGTGCATAGCCGTGTAACGGTGCGTCTGCCAGTCGTCAGAAGCGCACAGTTTGTAGTAGTGGTCCCGTACACCACGCGAAACACCATGAGCACGCCACCGAGAAGTCTCATCGCCATAGCGCAGAGTTTCTGTGAGTTCGACCCACCCAGGACCGGGATAGTCCTGCGCCTCATCCATTTCGAGCATGCGAGGGTGCATACCTTTTACACCCTTGCCGTCCTTCTGTGGGATACGACCAACGATCTTGGCGTTGTTTTTGAACTTGGCCTCGAACGGTCTGTGCGTGATCCCGTTGGACTGGTTCTGAGAACGCAACATCTCGCGGCTCAGACGAGTACCCATGAGTCGGTCCTCGATGACCTTGGTAACCGGATCAAGGTGGATCATCTCAGGTGCAGTAATGAGCATGTCCTGTCCTGGGTTGCAGAACGGGAACGCATAGGCACGCATCTGAATGCCGACAGACTTGCCGATGGCACGGCCACACTGGTCGATCTGTTTTTTCGCATCCGAGCGGTACCACGGGTACTGGTAGGACCAGCACCGAAAAAGTTGATCTTTCTTGCCAGCCTTGTTCTTGGCGTCTGGGTCCTTCCAGAGGAACTCTGCGATGTCGATGCCAGACGGGTCAAGCAGAAGAGCAATGAGCATCTTCTCTTCGTCTGTGAGCGCCTCTAGAACTGCCATATGTTCAGGATCGGTCTTTGACGAAGGGAGATTTCTTGTTGGTGTCCAGGTAGTCCCGGTACAACTTGGTGGCGATGCCGGGACGATCAGTAATCAACTGAACGAAAGCGGCCTGAGCAGCCATCATTCGGTACTCCAGGAAGTACGAGGCTGGCTTCTTCACAGCCTCAGCAATCCGGCGCAGGATCTCCATGTCTGGGTGGTAGCGCAGCGGGTCCTCGTTAGCCAGGAACATGCGCTGATATGTGCGCCGATTCATGTGAATTTTGGTAACGAAGGCCCGCTCAGAGATCCGAATGAGCGGTGGAAGTGACAGTTGCAGCGGCTCATCGGTGTACTCACCGTGGATCAGAGCCTCCAGGTTCACGTCTTCTTCACGTGGCATCGGGCGCTGACCGATGCGTCCTGGCGTGGCATAAGCCTGCTTGATGAGGTCCGAAAGAAGACCTTCTAGGGCCTCAGGCTTGTGAGTGAAGGCGGCAACCCAAGCGCGTTCACACGACTTGGAGGGTGGTCCAGCCAACGTCTTCAGACTGGGATACTTCTCTTGGAGTTCTTCGATGTCGTAAGTCGGTGCTTTGGCAGTCCTAGTTCCCATCGCAGTCCTCACAGGTCGGCCACCCAGATCGCCTGGTTGGCTCGGAAGTCGTCATTTAGTTGCTCCCACTCAGGCATTACCCGAGTGCGTGCCCATTCCATAATCGACTCCGGAGAAAGGTCGAGTTCCCGTCGCTCTTGAGCATCACAGCGGTCGAAGGTCTCGATCATGCTGATCAGTTCCCAGAGGTAGGTCACTGCTTTCTCGTACTGCTGGTTGCGATGGATACCGAACTCGTTTGCCCGCTTGAGCAGCGTGGCTACGTAGTCCCCGACGCTTTCGCCCTTATCCTTTTCGCGCTGTGCCCGGTCAATTCCAAGACTCGCCTTTACCAGGCGGATCTCAACCGAATACTCCTTGATCGCATTCTTGAGTTCGGTCTCGTTCACACGGCCAGCGAGGTAGTCGAAGCCCTGAGTGAGCCACGTCGTCCAGCGATAGACCATGATCTCCAAGGTGAGGAGACGACCTAAGTCTTCCAGATCAGATACGTTCGTGAAGCGGTTATGCTCCAAATACATATCGCGCTGACGCTCGTACCAGATGCCTTCTTGTTCCGTTTGCAAATGGAACGGAGAACCCGTGGGTGATTCCACGGTGTACAACTGAAGCCCGTAGGGGTTCTCGATCTCAACTGCCTCTGCCATAGATGGCAGTAAAGCACTCTCCGTGACGGAAGTGGCTCATTGAGTGAGCCGAGAATCCAAATAGTTCGATTCGACTAGAACCCAACCCGAACATCGAGCATATCGAGCATCTCCCGATTCATGGCGTGCTTAACCCGAACATCTGTACAGATAGCCATCGTTAGCCCTGCTCGCTCCGCATTCTCAGCCCAGCCGAGATCTTCGCCTAAAGCATGTGGTGCGTAGTCGACCTGCTCATACATAGCGGGGTCCATAAGCACGGTGCCAAAGACGGCACGCATCTGGGAAGTATGTTCAGGCAATCTGCGCTCACCATTGGCACCAAAGCAGTTAGGAAACTGTTCTCCTGCGGTCGTCATAAATGTCAATGGTGCGATTGCGTTCCACCCGTTCAAGTTCTCGAACAAGATGCGAAGCGTATGCGGTGGAAGAAGCATGTCGGTGTCGCATGACAGATAGAAGTCCGGCTTCTGGCTCCGCACATAAGCAAGTAGGTCGTTCCGCAAACGGGTCATCGTCACATACCGGTTGAGCGTCCACATCCGATGCCCCACATGGTCGGTGTGTGGGTCCTCCAGGACTGTGACTTTATAGAAACGGTCGAGCATCTGTTCGTAAGAGATCTGCTGGCGTGTCGCATCGCCGCCAGGTGCGTAGTTCAGCACCACCTCGATCCGTCCAGGATCGAAGTCCTCCTGGTGAGCCAGGGCGTCGAACCACTCTCGAAGTATCCAGTCACGCTCATAAACCGGCGCACCAACGATGATCACTTCGGCAGCACGAACTGCAAAGCACGCAACATGTTTTGAGACTGCTCTAGTGAAGCAACTAGCCGTCCCGTGAGACCTAGCAACTCCTTTAGGTCTCTGTTGACCTCTGTAATGTCGACTCCTAAGCCACCCACGGCATACATGTAGCCGCTCTTTACTAGAGGGAACTTGAAGACCATATACAGACGTTCAACGCCATCAGCAGTGATACCTGTCTCCTGGTAAACGACAGACTTCTGTGTCTCCCAGATCACCGTGTCGTTTACCTCGTAAGTGTCGGCACGATCAGGCCACAGTTCGGCATCTGATTTACCGAGTATCTCGCCTTGAGTAAGACCAACAGTCCTGGTGAATGCGCCGTTCACCATGAGGTAGTAGCCCTGAGCATCTCGCACGAAGATGATTGCGTTGATATCACGGAGATAGTCGTCCATGAGCCGTCGCTGAAGATCTTCACCCATGGCCAACCCCGTCTAGAGCCATGCTGTGATATCGACCTCGACACCTTCAGGATGTTCAACTGTGACAAATCGCTTCCGTGCCTGGATATCAGAGACGATCTTGTCGTCTGTCAGCACGTTAACGTTCTGAAGGCCGTCCAGCACGCATTTCACTAGGTTGTCGATGTCAGCACCCTTCATCGGGTACTCGACTTTCTTGGGCAATGAGGCAGGGCGCTTGATGTTGAAGCGCATATCGACCATGACGCGACGTGCGAAAGGAAGTTCCAGTTCTCCTGGAAAGAAGGCGTGGATGTGGGCGAGCGCCTGTTTCACCTGCCAACCGATGGCTTGTTCCCAGTTGACGGTGGCATCAGGGGTGTAGGTCTGCGTGAAGCCAGTTTGGGCGTTACGCACGACGCGAGGACGGGCCTTGGGTTTGGGTGTCCCTAGGGCTGTGAAGCCGAAGGAGCAGACGGAGCCTGCGCGGGTCCAGGTGGGTTCGAGATAACCCGCAGGGACCGGGAGACTAGGCGTCGACACGGTTCTTACCTGCCAAGATCTGCTGAACTGAACTCTTGGCTACACGAAAATACGTGGCAAGTTGCCGCTGAGACCAGCCTTCAGATGCCAGAACCCGCATCTCCACAACCTGCTCCCAGGTCAACTTTGAACGTGGATGAGTGGCTCCCCGCCGCTGAGTACCAGGGTTCCGAGACTCTCGATCACGGGCATTCTGCGCAGCATCGCCCAGGTAGAGATGCTCTGGGTTCACACAGGCTCGTACGTCACAGGTGTGGAGAACATCAAAACCTGCTGGATCACCCGTAGTGATTGCGTAGGCGTAGCGGTGCGCCCTAGTGTCTTTCTTAGTTACGGAGTCCCAGTAGGAGCCGTATTGGTCACCGCTGGAACCTGCTGTCCAGAGGATGCAGCCGGATTCGATCCGTTCGGTGTGGCTCCAGAAATCACCCGAAGACTGCGATGATGCTTCTCCGTCCATTTCACGACCCCTTCGATCTGCATACGCCGAAGGTAGGAATGGAGTGTTGCGACTGACACGTCAGCCACATCTGCAATCTCTCGGAGTGACGGCGCGCGTCCGTGAGCCTGCGTCAAAGTCTCGATAGCCGAGAGAATGCCATCCCGCTTGTATGAATACAGACTTTGCCGCGCCACTTATTGCTCCCATCTTCGGGCTTCACTCTAATGGTTCGGTTCCCGACGTTCGTAAATGGAGTGTTTGTTCGGCGTGTCGCATGAAACAGCCCCACCTCAGTGAGAGATGGGGCTGTTTCAAACGGATGTCAGTACCAGTTATTGCTTTGCCAATGCGCGTAGGCAGCACAAGGTGTGCCATAGCGATCATGGATGTACCCGATACCCCAACGGATCTGCGTGCGCCCATTGGTGCGCCAGTCAGAACCGGCTGAGGCCATCTTGCTACCGGGAAGAGCCTGCGGGATGCCATAGGCACCGCTTGAGTTGGCCGAGTAGACACTCCAGCCGCTCTCGTGTTCCCACAGAGGATCAAGGCATGAGAACTGTTGAGAACCAACAAGCGACTCCGCATACCCCTTCAGTGTTCCACGTGAAACAGACGGCTGTTCATACGTTCGAATAAGAGCCTTTGGAGCGGGTTTTAAGCGTGGGAGGGGCTTCACTACAGAACTTTTAGAGAAACTAATAAACTTGGAGATCTGCCTTGGGGCCACTGCGGGCATGATCTGACGTGATCGACTTGCCGCCTTCAAGAGGCGTAGATCAGACTCATCAGGAGTGACGAGTGCTGAGTGAACAGGGTTATCAACATGGTTATCCACAGCCTGTGGATGCCCTTGTGGATGATGCAGAGAGAGTGTTCCTGTGGCGAGGGTTAGGGCTGCGGTGATCGCAACCAGGGCGGCGGGCTTGCCTTGTGCATGCATCGGACTCCGATGTCAGAGGGATGGGACATAGCGAAGCGCCGCTGGCTATGTGCACCAGCGGCGCTTCGGGATCGAACTAGAGGGGCTGAATGCTCGCCCCATGAGGGAGATCAGCATCTGTTCCCTTGGAACCCTCGGTCTCTCCGGCTGCTGAGTTCTGAACAGACTCAGACGACGGGGAACCAGGGGCCTCAACGGGCGGCTGAGCCACACCAGGCTCGGGGACAGCCCCCTCAACAAGTGCGCCTGTGTCCATGTACTCGTGCTGCGGTTCGGTCATGGTGCTCCTTCTGGACAAGTGGCTCAAACTATGAGCCAGTGTAACGGACTGTTCGGTTTCACCTACGACGACTCGCCAGGCATCTTGAGGCCAAGAGCCTTCACGCGCTTGCGGATGTGGGCAACGACAGCCTCAGGACTGGCTTTGCCGTTGTTCCGTAACTTCCATGCGTTGTTGGCATCGGCCTGACTATTGATGGGATACGACCCATCAGCCATCGCCGCACCCGAACTGGCAGCCTTCTTGCGCTCAGCAGCCGAGAAGGAACGCGCAGCATCGAGTTCAGCACGGATCTTGTCATCGTTGATCTTGTTCTGGACGGGATCAGGCTCTGCGTCATGCAGAGAGATCTTGTGTGCCTCGAAACCGTCTTTGGTAGCGAATTGACGGCCACAGGTGCAAGTAGTGAATACAGACATGTGTCTCCTTCAAACACTGATGGGGCGGTGCAGGAAGAACCCACACCGCCCCATCGCGTGCCGACTAGCGAGCGCCAGCGGGTGCGGCAGAACCGTCCACACGCGGGTACCCGTTTGCACGAGCGGCAGCACCCGGCTGGGTGCTGAACGTGCTTGCGTCGTAGGTGGGGCGATCAGCCGGAGCAACGTTCTCAGGGTTGCTTGCGGCAACATTGAACGCTCCGTATGACACCTGTCCCTGGTAGGCAACAGCAGCCATGTCGAGCCTCCTTTCTTCCTGCTAGCAGTGATGTGTTGGCCAACATCACAACTATCGGTTCAGGAAGAGAGGAGATCGCGTATGCGCGCCCGATCTGTTAGAAAGGCAGCCACTCTGCGCCGGTACTTATTGCTTGTAGGTTCGAAGAAAACTTCGAGTTCCAGGAGACCTTCAGGTAGTTGGTAATAGAAATACCAACACTCATCACCCTCGACCGCATGTAGTCCAAGGGGACGGATGGATGGATAGCCTTTCCCAGCCATGTATTCCTGTGCAACCTTGGCGTGACGTGTGCGCAGGTCAGCGGGCACAAGAAGCATGGTGTTCTTCACGGGCACTGATGAGCAACTGGGTAAGTCCTTTGGCCGTTGCAATGTGGATTGCGACAAGAGAATCGAGCACTGCCTCTCGGGTGATGGGATCAAGCACCACTTTTTGTGCTTCCCACTGATTGATGCAACACGTAATCGTCTCTAGAACAAATTGCTGGACACCAGCCACTTCCTGCTGAAGTAATTCTAGCGATGCCCTACTTAGCAGAGAGACGACCTCAAGAGGTTCTGTCATCACACGCTAACGATGTGTGCATTCTCCCAGCGGTTGGTAAGGAGATCGACCTTTGTCAATGCTCCTGGCACGCGCCCACGACCGACAAGAAAGGGAAGAGTCAAGCAGTTGAACGCTTCCTTGCTGATCTCATTACGTACCAGAGTGGCAACCACTGCATCTGCGATTGCATGGATGGCCTTGGTTCGATCAACCCACTCAGTCTCAGCAAAGAGGGCTTCGAACCAGCCTAGGGGAAGCAGACGCTCAGTACGCTCCAGTGCATCCCAGACTTCGTTGCAGTAACGGTTGTAGTCAGAGTTGGAGTCAGCCTCGTAGACATCGCCCATGTGCTGCGCCTGCTCAAAAGTAAGGCCAACAGCCTTACTCAAGATGTGGCATGCCTCGTCAGCGCAGGGTCCACGCAGGTCTTGAACTGGCATCATGTCAGAGCCTCCTTCGCACTTATGCCCCATTGACAAGAGTGCCGAACAAAATCTGATGGCTGTCTGTTTAACCATCTACACAGTGGCCTTATCGGAGTGACTGTGTGCCTGATGGAGACGGTATCCGAACAAGCAGTTGCGGTCTACCTGGACTTCCATTGCATACGTCACATTTTCAGAAAATTACGATGGAACTGCGACGCAGTAGGTCCGGACTGACCGCTGTACTTGCCACCCTGATCGTACGGGCGCTTGCATGGACCCGCCATCTGAAAAACACAGAACTGAGCAATAGGCATCCCTGGGTAAAGCCGCATTGGACTTCTCGTGAGATTACTTAGTTCTAGGGTGATAGTGCCGTAAAAACCTGGATCGACAAAACCAGCGGTGGCATGCACCAGCAGGCCGAGCCTTCCCAAACTGCTTTTACCTTCTACGCGGGCTGCATGCTCATTATTCAATGAAACAGCCTCTACGGTGCTTGCCAAAATGAACTCTCCTGGCTGGAGATCGTAGAAGTCATCGAGACCGACCTCGATGAGATCCATGATCTCGGAGTTGTCCTCCTTCAGGTCAATCAACCCTGGGATGTTCGAGAAAACTCTCAACTTGTTGTCGAGAGTCAAGTCGATACTGGAAGGCTGAAGCGCCTCCTCCCGGAACGGGTAGACATGGATCGAGCCATTAGCCATGGCACTGAGCAGGGCTGAATCCTGTAGGAGCATAGGGTCATTCTGACAGGTGGCTCTTTTATGGAGCCGTTAGTCCCAGGGCGTGTCGGGGACTTCTTGAATGACGGTCTCATAAGGAGCCAGCCAGTCCTCTTTGACATGCGTATGCCCAAGCGTCGTGTCGCCTTGAACCAAATAGGAGTACACGCTGGAGCGTGGAGATGGGCCAATCACCGTACATAAGCGCGGTGACGACAGCGGACCCCCGGTGATCCTCGTTACCAGGACCCGATCTCCAGGCTCATACTTCACTGCCAGGTTCGCTTCCATACACGCTCCCGCGCCGATGGTGCTCTCAGTATGCACCTCGGAAGACCCAATGTGAACATGAGCATCACAGGCCGAACAGTTCGTCCATGTCGATCTTCGGATTGGACAACAGGGCCTTATCTAGGACAAGCCCCTCCTTCTTGTCGCCGTCACTGAAGAAGAAAGACTTGCCGTTGCCCCATGGGTCCACGAACAAGTTGCCGGTCTCTAAGACAGCCGCCCAAACGCCATCGCCATCCAGTGCGCGGTTGAGACGCAATGAGTCGTAAGCCCACTGGCACGCAATGTCATAGTCGTCAATGTCCACGACGGTCACGACACGACCCGTCCTGATGATGCGGATACGGTGCGTCATTGGGCCTCCTGTTGACAGGAGGATCGGTGGAAATCAGGTTGGAACTGACTTCAGGTGGTCCGAACGGGGGCTGACATCGCAGCCAGCCCCCGCCGAGATCGGACCACCCCCTAGGTCGGGAGGACGGAACTCCGTAAATAGCCGCTACTCAAAATGGCTCCTCCTCTATGACGTAAGGGTGGGCAACCCGATCCCAGCGGAACGGTGAGTGTGGTCCACAGTTGCCACAAGAACCGTCTTGGAGATCTCGCCAGGAGTGGTCTGCACGCGCAGTACCCAACCGAGCGGCCATCGCCATTCGACGCTCTTGCATCGTCTCTGTGCGACTCACATTCATGTCATCGGCTAACTGGCCAACAGATCAGACCAAGGGACTTCTTCGTCAATGACAAACAGATGCTTGTCTGCCTCGAACCGGTGCAGATTGTGGTCGTAGCAATCCATACATCGTCGGCTTGCATCGGGGTTGTATGCGTGATCCCGAGGTTCAAGGTGAGCCTGCTGCTGATATTCGATACGTTCTTCCATCGACTGAAAGATCCGGCTCCCTAACTGAGCCAGTCCACTGGGATCGCCATTGAAAGTCGTATAGGTCAGTGGCTGAGCAGTCGTGTAGACGGCCTGCTGCCAGTGGGTGCCATTGCTGACATGCACCGTGTTGTTAGAGGTGTTGTAGTAGATCTGCCCAATGGTGTTGCTGTTGTATGTGACGTTGTTGCTGGCTGAGATGATGTACTCGTTAGTCGCCATTTACGCCTCCAACGCAACTGGGCGGTGCCCCAGTGAAGGAGGCACCGCCCAGCGTACGGCGAAAACTAACGGTTGTGCAGACCTACACCGCGACCAGATTCCTGTGTCGCAGCCGGAGCCTCTTCTTGTTTTGCCGGTGCCTGCTGCTGTGGAGCCTGCTGTGGAGCCTGTTGTGGAGCCTGCTCCTGCTTCGGAGCGTCAGGTGCCTTGTCGTCTGCCATTGCCCTGCCTTTCTGTCGATGTAAGAACTATGTTCGTACTGAACATCGTCCTTATACCTCTCGGGATACCGGGTTGGCTGATGATGGCTGTTCTTCGGCTGTGGCTGAAGTGGGATTTGGACGACGAGGAGTCAACTTCACTGGATTACTCCAGTCCCACACCACCTGACTGCGATGATTCGATATCCACAACAGAGGCCCTGGGATAGTCCACATCCGTTCCTTGCGGTGTACACGCATAGGCATGCCGTACCGCCACCAGTCATGCCAGCATTCCAGGTCCAGCGGGCAGGCGTGGATGTTGGGCCACCGCTTGAGGGTGTTGAAATTCTTCATATACGAAGGCCGTGACGTGGCCTACTCGGTAGGAGAAGGCGAGTACATCTCGTTGTGCACTGTCCAGTCAAGTTCCTCCTGCGGAACCGACTTGTAGTCATACTTGGTAGCGTCGAAGGACGGCGACCCACCGCAGGTAGCGCAGATGTATGACTCGTACTTCGTGCGCACCGGACGCGGGCTGTGGCCGTCACCAGGAGTCGGCTTGGCGACCTTGAGGAAGTGGATCTCGTATTCGCAGCCACGCTCGAAGTACTCCGTGGCGTTGTCATTAAGTGACCACAGGGTCAGGTTCCCGCCAGGGGTGGCGCTGGCCCAGCCAGCGTTCTCAATACCGCGACACACGGCCTGCATGTCGATCTTTGAGGCCGTAGAAGTACCCTCGGGCTTCTCGACGTTGCTGACATAGAACTTTGCGACAACAGACATGATGGCAGCCTCCGCTGCTCGTAGTGGCAGTGACGTGGCTGCGAGGCCCTATTCGGGAACCCGACCTAAGAGCAACATATCAGTCGCTAAGGAGGTCTTCAAGTGTCATTTCTTCGTCTATAACGAACGTAAATGGCGCATTAGAAGAGATATTACCTACATAAGAAAGTCTACCTACTTGCACGTGAACAGGGATGTCAACACCTGTTCCTTCGGTGATTCTCAGTCGAATGGCAACGCCAGGCGTGACAGTACCCCGATAAATGCCCGGACCGCCAGCACAACCGTTCACATGTACCGCTGGACCGTTCAGACTCTGGCGCTTTCCCCTAATGGGCAGCCAGTGTTCCTCTGCCCAGGACACCACATCTTTGATGCCGTAATCCAGACACTCCTCAAAAACAAAGTGCTCAGTGACCGGGCAGTCGCCGATCTTGATAGCCCACGTGGTCGCCTTGATGGGCTGCTTGTCATCCCACGGCACAATAATGCCGCCACCCAGTACGGGGACTGGCTCTGTCATGGCATTTCCTGGATGAGGAACACGTGGGCCTCGGGCCTAAAGGACATTACGAAGTTGCTCGTGGTCCAGCATTCCCTACACAGCAAGGTCTCTCCACTCTCTTGACCGTCAGGGAGTGGGAACGCCACCGGCTCTGGTAACCACGGGTGGTCGATGCTGTGCGGCTCGTGCTTGCCTACGGACACCCATCCATACGCAGAGTGCGACG